GAAAAGTAACGTGCTCGTACAAAGAGAGACTTTGCAAGCTTCTTAGCTTCTTCATCATTATTTTCAGTGCCCTCTTTCCAAACTGCAGATGCAAAATCGCATACAGGGCAGCGTTCACCAAAATTACGCTTTGGGCACACAATTCCGCCTTTATGTTCACCGACATTGTAATGAAAGAAGACTTCCTTGAGTGGATCACCATCATTGGTTGGTACGATGCGAATATCTGTATCTCCTTCATCGGGCTTAAAGAAAATGGAGTCTCCATTACCTTTTCCGTCACCGCGAAGGGTTGCAAGTTTCTTGCGCATTAGGTCCATATTAATTGACATTAGTTTTTTCTCCTATTTATTTTTAAAGTATACTGTGCGTTCCACAGCATCTAATGTATCACTCTTGCTCTAGCTTGTCAAGAGTATTTTTATTTGTTTGTGTCGCATTTGTATGGGCCACGACAAACCCAAAATCTGGTAATTCTGTTTCATAAATTGAATACGATATTTTACGAAAGGCATTTCTTGGTTTGCTTTTTAAAATATCAACGAGCTTTTTATGAAGACCAATTTCCCCCTCAAGTCTTTCAGAATTTATACACATATAATAGCACAGTTCTCGTTCCATGTCAAGGTTAAAAAGCCACATTTCTGTTAATTTTTTCATATCAAGCATACCAACGGTTCTAATCCTACTAATATCGCTAGGCTTAGACATGTTACCAATATGTGGCTCTGTATGCTCAAAATAATTTAGATAATGCACAGAAGAAAATATGGTGGTATTGATCGTATCGTAATATGTTTTCAAATTAATTGATGCATGTATTTGTTCAATATTTTCATTTGAAAAAATTGTAAAACTTCTAAGATTACCAGATCTTGCGTATTCCTGCAAAACACCGAAAACCATATTTTCGACAAGTCTTGGTACTCCTGTCAAAAGTTCAATATCGGGTTTGATAAAAAAAACATCTAATTCTTTATCTTTTAGTTGTTCAAGAATTCCAAGACTGTAAATAGAACTCAATGACGCTCCGGTAATAAATACTTGTACACGATCTCTAACGTCCTTAAAAAAATTGCGTAAATCTGGTATGTTTTTTTCATAATCTTCTGGTTTTTCAAACGATTTTAATTTGTAATTTGTTTTTGTTGACTTCTTAAACTTGTCATTTAAAAGATAAACATCATACTGCGACATACCATCAAATTTTTTAGCAATCGATGATGCCGCATTTCCAATACCAACGATCGAAATCATAATTTTAGCTCTTCCAAATCATAAAAGTTTTTGCCGGCACTTAAATTTACCAAGAAATTATCAAGTTTATTATTAGAAAAAATATCTTTTATCTCGGGCACCAAGTGCTTATCCTCATCATGTAAATCAATTACCACCTCATCATGCACAAGATGCGAAACAAAACTACTTTTTCCCTCTAATAGTTTTGATATAGCTATGGCCCTATCAAGCACTAAGTCTGAGGTTGTACTCTGCACAATATAGCTTAGAGCCCTACGTTTGTCAACTTCTATATTTCTGCCAAATATTGTGCTCACTGAGCCATCTATGTAGTATTGATCAATAATCGCATCTCTATCGTAAAGAGTAGATTTAATCACCTCAGAATCTGGGTTGTACAACCATCCGAAAAATAATACTTTTGCATCATCTCTATCAAAAGGTATCTCTTGCTGGGTGTATTCGGAGCTATTGAATATATTGGCGACATTCCAATTGTGGATATCTTCACTTGGCTGTGTCTTTCCCAAAAGTGCCAGCACAGTGCGAACCTCTGCACCATTATAATCTAGAGATAAAAACCAATCATTGTGTGGCTTTATAATACGCCTAAAATCTCTTTTCATAGTTAAAATAGGGAAAGACCTTGGGTAAGTAGTCAAACGGCCAGTGACGGTGCCAAAGAGGTTATAATCGATATATTTTGGTCCATTGGTAATTTTTTGTAAACCGAGACGATTATTAGTTGAGGTAAAAAGAGATTTGCAATCAGAGATATCAATATTCAAATTTGTTTCTCTAATTGAATAAAGTAATTTTTGTGCTTCATTCAAAAAAACGTAGTTATTAGGTTTACTATAATTGGTGAACACATATTCAGTAATTTTATTTTTTATTTCACAAAATGCTGCTAGTGAATCTTCAGGAATAAGATCAAATATACAATGCTCATTCATATTTAACTTTGCTATTTGAAATGATTTAAAAAATGCCTCCATTTTTCGCATGCTAGAATTTAATTCTTTTTCATACTCTGGAGGGCAGGCATCCCGCAACGTTTGACCCTCGGCGTAAAGCCACGCATATTCAACATTATCGTCTGTTATAGAACCTGAATATTTCCAAGTTCGCAGCAAATTATCTGGAAAATCATCGAAATATAATTCACCATCTTTATATACACCGACACATTCAGTTTTGTCATCAAGAGTTTGAAAATACATTAATAACCCGAAGTACTAGTTCCCGTAGACGCTGACCCAACGGTTGAGTTATCCGCTGAAGTAGAGACAGAAGAGGCACCATCTAATGAATCTGTGCGTTCTTTATTATATAATGTAGCACGATTTATTAAATCTGTCAAGGAGCCGCTTCGGTTGTATGTAGAGGCGATAAATTTCGCAAAATACCTCAATGCAACTTGTAAATTTTTGTTTTTTAGCTTGTTTTTCGTATTTCGTATAATAATATTTTTTTGATATTGCTTGTATGAAGTATTTTCCTCATTAAATCTCAAGTCCATATATATTGCGATAAACTCTGAATCTGTTATTAATCCTGCAGCTTCATCACTGGTATACTTTTTTGGTTCAACTATATTGGTTAAAACTGTCCCATCTTTGCATCTCTCGATGTTGAGATAAAAAGAACTTGCTAAATTGTAAGTTTCTAAAGCGAATTGTCTGAAAACAGATTCGTAATTATTACGTGCAAGACTGTAGCTAGTTGACAATATTTCAACGGTTGATGATAATCTACAATTTGGTGTATTTTCAGCGTATTCTAGCATCTCTGGTGAGCCAATGTTGGCAATTAATCTAAAAGGGTTGGATGAATCAACTAAAAATCCATATGAGCGACATGTATTTAGGTAGAATTTCCAATTACGACTGTTTTTGAATTCTATTATTTTTTCAAGATCATTATCGTAATCAATATCAGCAATTTCAATAACTAAACCACTAACATTAATTGGGCAAAACCTACTTTTCATAAAACCGGGGAATGTTATAGGTCTTTCATTTGATATTTTTTTTATTATTTCATAAAAAGATACTTTAAATTTGTTATAATCATCAAATTTTGTATCACTTGATTTAATTGTGTTTATTATTTCTTGTTGTAATTCCAGCAAGTACTGTTTGTACAATCTGACAGGATCTTGATAGGCTTTTTTTACTTCAAGATTCGATAAAAATTCTTGATTAGAATCTATTTCACCTGATAGGATTTTTGTTCTAAATTTTTGTGCTAAATCATTAAAAGCGTTAGCTACATAACACGCTGCTTGTAGATCTGTCTGTTCTGTGTTGGTATTAGATAAAGTCGAAAGTGGCACATTATCGGCGTCATATACTATTGGGTTGTAGGAAAAATTAACTCTTCCGTACATGAATTTTTCGGCTATTTGAAAATTGACTAAATTATCGTACTCTGATTCTAGAATATCTGATTCGTAGATTAGTTTTTTTTCATATAAATTTTGTGATTCATCATTATTAGAAGTTTTATAGAATATTGACATTTTTAATTCCTAAATTACGGTTTTGAGACCGAATCCTCTGGTTTTGTATTTTTTTGATTCTGTATCTGGACATTTTGTTTTGAATGTCGCGTTCTGCACTTTGAAGTGCCTGAATTAGAATTACCTATGACGCCGCCTTCTGGTGGTGGTTCTCCATCTGGGTTGGCTTCGGCAACCCATTTAGCTGTTATTGAGGTTTCAGCAATCCCCTCAGCAAAATTGTGTTCAGAGCGTATAATCATAAAATAACCACCGATACCATACTTCGTAAGATCGTACTTATTATACTGTGTTATTTTTTCATTAGGATTTCCCTGCATACTCTGTGTCTCTGGTGCAAAACCACGAGGTTCAACAAAAATATACGTGCCGGGAAATGCGCCGGGATATGCAAAGGTTTTAATTTCCGCATCATAAACCTCTCTAAGTTGCTGCAGACCATCAAAGCCTTCCTGCTCAAATCTTAATTCCTTAAGACCAGTAGATTTTGTTCTGGTCAAATTAATGTTTTTAACAATACCGCGATCTCTACCAAGAATGTAGTGATAAATTCCGTTATTCTGATCAAATATTCTATCACCAGTGAAGTTTTCTCTTGGTCGTGTACGGCCCGCATAGAATATCATATAATTTGTAGCATCTTTGTTAACTGGATTTTGATTACTGGCACCTGCTCTAGAGCCCATTATATTCAATAGCGGTCTTAAACTGCTTATTTGTATACCACCACCAGAGGTTAGTAATCTGTCTAGATTTTCTGGTCCATATGCTTTTCTATCTTTTATAATTCTTTGAGTAATCTCATCTTTTGTGGAGCCAGCGTTTTTATAAGAAGTAATATTAGACGAGAAAAAAGATACTCTTTGTTTCGACGCGCCACCATAACATGTTGCATCATTTAAAAAATTTCTTAGGTAGCTTTTAATAAAATCATTTATAAAGCGAGATAAGTTATACTCAACACGATCTCTAGAAATTACTTTTTGAGTCATCCACTCAGCAAAATAATTAAGTGAAATTGGGATATCTGCGATTGAACATTCACGATAGTGGCTAGAATTTGCTGGATCTCTTATTTCTATTGGGCCCAAAACAACTCTTAAATCCTTAAAATTATCTCTCATTCTAGCTAGTAATTTTTTTTCTTTGTCTTTAAACTCTTGACTCGGTGCCTGCATCTCATCTAAAACTTTAGGGTAACCACCATCTTTCAAGGAATTTTCTATATTATCCATAGCAATTTGTATTAAATCATAAAAATAAAAGTAGGTAATTTGTTCATCATTAGTTGGATCTGGTTTGGGATTATTACTAATCAATGTGACGGGATCGATAAGCGGATCAAGTACAAAGTTGCCTAGTTTGTCATACTGCACTTCAACAGCTTTCATTTTATTGGAACCCAACAGTCTTTCAATTAAACTTCTTAGTGCATTTCGTTGTTCAAATGGTATTAATTTTTCTTCATTTTTCTTTAGTCTGTCGATTTCTTTTAGATTGCAAGTGCTTTCATAATATTTGCGCAACACCTTTCTCCTATATACATCAGCAGTTGTTCTGATGTCAGAAAATACATTGAAATGCGCATTATCAAAAAAATCTTCAACGTATGCAAGATAATCAATTGAAAAATTCACACGCCCAGTTTCATCAAATTTAAATTCATGAATAGTAGGAGTTAAATTCAAAGTCACAAAACTATTTTTAATTGCATCTTTAAATAAAGTTGAGCCATTTTCTATACCAAGACTGGAGGGGATGTGTAAATTAGGAGGTGAACTGTACCCAACTACAGCTTTCAACCTAAATTTTAGCTTATCCAAGTTGTCAATCACACCGTCAGAATTTACATCACTTGTCACATTTTGTTCCATAAGTGAAGTTCCGGTTTTTAAAGCCAAATCTGCATACGCATAACCACCCCTATCATCTAAAAGCTCTTCAAATGAAGCAGCCGCAATAGTTAGTTTTGCAGTTATACTCTTTTTAATAGTAAATGGGTCAGTTCCTTCAAAAGCAAAATTAAAACTTTTTAATCCGGCTCCATGACCTCTTCTTTTCGAAGTTTTTAAAACACTGTCAATATCTTTTCTTGGATTTTTCAATATTGACGATTCAAATTCAATTGGAATTTCGTTTCCGTTTTCATCGACTTTGTAAAGCCTGATGTGAGGCTGCAATTGAGATAGGATTGAGTTTGGCAATTCAAAAAGTGTCTGGGTAGATCTTGGAACAGTCAATCCATTAATAAATCCAAAAGGTGATCCCTGTACCGTTATTGGTCTGTTGAAGCCTGCACCATTTCCCTCTTCATAGGGTAGTTTTACATCCAAATCAGGATCTAGCAATCTCTGCTCCACTAGTTGGTAAACGTATCTTTGAATAAAGCACTGTTCCTTGAATGCTTGATTAAGAGTGTCATCGAATGACTGATTTAGTCCGCTCTCAATTGATGCTAGCGCTGCTTTTTTCTTCGTTACTAAAGCATCTATTTCACGAGCAGCGAGATCATTTGCGATGACTGCATTTCCAGCGGATGCCAGCAAGCTGGTCAGCGCTACCCCACCTCTCTCTGCAAGAGAAGGAGCGGTGACCTTTGAAGAAATACTATTGTATTCGTCCATCCATGTTTCGACTTCTTTAGCCTGTGAAAGTACTTCTTGGGCTTGAGATAGGGCGGCTTGTACTAAAGCTCGATCATCCTTAGTGAAAGCCATACCTCTTATTAAAGTATCGATCTCGTTTTTGTTAAATCTAGATACTTTTACAGTATTGCTTGTTTCAGATAATTTATTTTGAAATGTTCCACCGGTGGTTATTGTCGGTGGGGTTATTTCTCTTAATCGGTCACCGACAACCCCCCCTCCGGCTCCATCCGGCACTATTTTCGTAGATAAGCTTTCATTAGCTTTGATATCTCGTACAATTGAGTTGTACTTTTCTATGCTACTTTCAAGTTTTGTGGCTATGGTGTACGCAGCGGAGTATCCCGACTTAACGTGATTATATAAATCACTGCCCTCACCGAGCCCATCTAATTCATCCTGATCGGCAATGCTTTCTAATAATTTATCTCTTTTAGTATTGGCATCAGACATTTTTAAATTCCAAATGTTTCAATAACTTTGTCAGCATCTAAGGGAATCGTTAGTAAATATCCCGGGTATACATGAGCTTCAGTTGGAGTACCATTATACCATGCTATCACCCACCATAGTGTAGGATCTCCGTAATATTTTGCTGCTAGTTTATAATATTTGTCACCCACTGTCCAGACATGCTGAGTGCTCTCAATCTCAATTCTCTCAGAAATTGTTGGATGTCTTAATATTGGTGTTTCGTATTGTCGAATATTTTTCAAATTATTACGCTCTTGTCGCAGCTTGCGATAATATTCGCTTGAATTATTTAGTATTCTGTAATTATAATAACGTGGCATTTTATATTCCTTATGAATCCAGCATTTGCGGGTCAGGGTCATCCCAAACAGAATTATTATCTTTCTGATTTAGTGCATTTTGACCTGCGACAGTCGAAGACAAATATCCCAATTTCTCTCTTTGTCTATCATTCAAGTTTTCTTTGTTGGCTAATCTGTGTATTCTTTTTTGGTCTTTTTTAAATCTAGCGTTTCCGCCGGCAGTGCCATATCTTGCAATTGCATTATCTTTGGCTTGTTGCGCCAATTCTTCACCATTAACTTTAGCTTGGCGAGCAGCAATTGCTTGATTATGTGTATTAGCATTATTTAATTGTTCAAGGTCTATTTCCTTTTGTTTAACAACATCGTATGGAAAACCACTTGCTCTATTGTTAAAATTACGTCCTTGCCAGCCCAATGTTTCATCATGTATTACATCAAATGATATATTAACTTCTATAAGTTTGGGTAAAACGGTATTAGGCCCTGCGTATAGAACACCGCCTCCATTATCAACATTTTCAAGATTATGAGAAATTGTCATGCTTTTAATAACGCCCAAAGCACCTTGGGCAGCGCTAACATCTGAACGATATGTAGAGAACTTATCCTTTGAGCTAGTCTCATCGATGACTTCCCCTGAACCACCTGCTGATTTAGTTTTAGATAACAAATTCATAACTTTAAGTCTAACTAATGGTGTTTGCGATAAAGTTAAGGCATTGTCAAAAACACCAGAATCGTTAAGAGAATGATAATTAGGGTAAACGTATTTGGCAATATTTTGAACTTTAGATAGATTTTCATATGCTTCGCTATATGTTTCAGCAGGTATTTTCCAACTCAAACTAATTTGTCTCGTAGTGTTTTTAAAAGTATAAATTGCGTCTGTTCTTCCAAAGACTGTTTCTTCATTATAAGAAGGAGACAAAGTATCGTTAAAAGTTGTAATAAAAGCTTTAAAATATTCTTCTTGACCACTGGGCATATGTTTTAATGATATAACAGCCTGTGCTTGATTAGCTATACCATCAGTTGCTGAAAAATTAAACGCCGGGGGATCAAACTGTGGAAGTCGGACCTGTTGACCATTTGGATCTATTTTAAATTTACGATTGTCTGTTTCACTGAAACCAAATTTTTTATCTGCTCCAACTTCAATACGATCATATCTCTGGTTGTCAAAATTAGGTTTTGATTTTTGGCTCATTTTTTACTTTCCTTTATGTCTGTTGGAACCTCTTCTCAACTTCTTGACCTACTATGTTCTTGATTACTGTTCGGATTTGCGTTCCATCAACTTCTAAGTTGAATGTTTGTTCGGGCTTGAACATGATGCTCTGTTGGCGGCGCATATTGCCTGCCATAATAGCTGTTGCTGTAGTTGTTTGAATTGCCATGCCAGAACCAGCGGGTATCTTCTCCATAGCGTTTGAAATAGCAACAATCTCTGTTTTCACTTTTTTGAGATCATCGATATTATCGATTAATGTATTCAAGTTGGCGGTAAAATCAGCAAATGGTTGAGAATTCATATTTGCCATAGCCACGCTCAAACCGGTTATTCCAACAACTACCAGAGCAAGGCCCGGGGCGGCGAATAGACCAAACGTCCCAAGAGCCAAGACAGCCGCAGTGAGCACTGTAATAGCTGAAGCCATTGACAATATACCAGTCGATTGATCTCCTAAGTCTTTAAATGAATCAACCAAATAGGACATACCAAATGCAGCGACACCCACAGCAGCACCAATTGCAAATATTGCCGAAGCTGCTAAACCTGTGGGAACTGCAGCAGCAAGTGCAACTTTAGCAAATATAGCTAGTGCAATCCCAAGTGCCACAATTCCACCGACAGCACCAATAATTTGATCACCTGTGAGTTCACCAAACGATTTAACTAAAAACGATGCACCAAGCGCTGCTAAACCAAAACCTACACCGAGAGCTAAAACGACTGCTGCGAGAGCATATAGATTTCTAGAGTTATCTGCTGCTGATTCTCCAACATTGTCCAAACTTTCTGAAACACTTTCACCGGTTTGTTCAATACCCTCTCCAACTTCATCGAGAGCAGGAGTCATGTTACCAAGTGTGTCTGTAAGATTACTGGTTTGGCTTACGGTACCGCTAAAAAATGACGTTAGTTTAGTTTTTGCAGATCCTACAAAGTTAACAACCGTTTCGCGCGATTTTGCAAACCCTGATACCATTGATTCGGTGAATTTACCTATGCCAAGCACCGCATTTCCAACCAAATAATAAACCAAAAGATCGAGGTTTTCAACCATAAGTGTAATAACAAAGGCGGCGGCACTTATACCTTTCTCTAACGAGGCAATTAAAACTGTATTATTTTCAAGTCCTTCGGCAAATTTTCTTAGACTTTCAAGTGCCGGCTGCAATACTGGTATTAGTGATTGAAGTATAGCTTGCAACTCTTCTTGCACACTTTGTACTGATTTAGCTTTCTCATCAAGCTCAGCAAAATCAGCAGAAGACATATTAACTGCTCCTGCTAAATCATTAAAGTCACCGCTCATTAGTTTTGCTAACTCGGATACATCGTTAAGACCAGCAGCATCAGCAAAGAATTTACGTTGGAAGTAAGACATATCATCAAATGTTAACCCAGTAGCTGATATTGAATCTCTAATTTGTTGAAAACGATCAATTGGGTCAGTAGACATCAGAAGATCCATAGCGTTAACAAAATTACCTCCAAGTGCAGCGTTTAGTTTACCGGCCTGTTCTGCTGCGCCTTCAAATGTATCAAACTTATCTGTTATTTGCATAAGGCGGCCAACTTCGATGCCGGTAATCTTGGCTGCTACTGCTAATTCTTTAAAAGCTCTTGGACCGTTAGAGCCAAGTTTTGCAAGTGAATCACCAACTGCAGCAAAATCAGATGCAATCTTGTCAGGAGCAACTCCAACTTTATTTGCAAAGTCGGCTAATTCTACTGCTGTCGCCTCCGCAGCTTGTGCATTTTGTCCAAATAATTTTGTGCTATTTTGAATACCTTTCGAGACATCATCGGCGGCAATTCCTAACTCTCCTAATTTTGCAGTTGTTGCGACTAAACTGTCTCTTACTTCTTGATTCTGGAAAGTAAAATCAGTAAAATTACCAAAGAGTGATTGAAATGATTTACTTTGGTCCTCTATAGATACACCAAAGCGAGATAATTCCTGAGTGTTGGCAAAAACTGCATCAGCGGCGTCTTGGCTGATACCTGTATTTCGCATTAGAGAAGACGATGCCTGATCCACAGCAAACACTAATGAAATCATACTGTTAGCAAGCCCACCAATACCTGCTGCTATTATAGCTCCTGCATTTCCAGTTCTGCGAAATGATTTACCTAACTGCCCAACTCTAGCTATGAGATCAACATTTAATATTTCATGCTTACCATATACCTCGGTCAATTGCATAGTTTCAGCCATGGTCTTTTTGATGACACCATTCATTTTTTCTTGTGCAGCTTTTTTAGAATTTATGGTTCTAATTTCTTTATTTTCGAGTTCAATTTTCTTTTCAAGAAGTTTGATCTGTTCACGTTCCGATTCAGTCAGCCTATAACCTTCCCGTTGTATCGCTTTAAGGCTTTCTATTTGTCTTTCGATTGAGCGAATATTTTGCTCTCGTTTTTCAATTTCTTCGTCAAGCGCTTCTGTTCTATCAACCATAATAGAATCCATGAAAGCGGCATTATCTTGCATAATATCGCGATAGTCTTCAGCCTCGCGACGAAGAGCTTCCAGCCTACTTTCAATTCCACTTAAATCATCGATGGCCATAAAATAATAATCCCTTGCTTATTTAATTAGTTTAAACAAAAAAAGACAGGGCATTAACCCTGTCCATATTTCTTACGATATGCTGCCGGCACCGGGGGAGAATTATTGGCTGATAAGGTTTGCGATTTGGAACCGCCCTTGGAGGCATCTTCTATCGCTTGCTTTTCGTCTGCTAGCTGTTTTGATAATCTTCTAACAAACCACTTTCTCAAGCCAACTGGAAGATTGTAAGCTTCCGAAAAAGACCATCCACCAGCGTATTTTAGATAAAAAAACTGCTCATAGATGTTCTCCATATACTCAGCGGTCAGGCCAAAAAAAGTCCGCGGTGAGCGGCACCTCCATATCGGTCTCATAATCACACTCAACACATTCAAATCTTTGAGTCAAATCAATATTTGGACTAACTGATTTATAAGCTTGACGTAGATATCTAGAGTCGATAGACGGTAAATTATCGGCAACATAATTTATTGCCTCAGATGTGGTGTTTCCGTTAACAGAAACCATAATATTTTTAAGTTGTCTAGTTATGCCCTTCTCATAAGCGCCTTTGGTTTTCTTGTCTGATTCAAGGCCAGTAGATAATGATTTTTCATCTCTACCAGTTAAGCATCTAAAACCAATAATTAATTCTGATCTAGGTAATTCAACAGTAAAAGTTCCATTATCTTGTTGCTCAATCAATCCATCAAAAGTATCGTCTTGTTTTAAAGTGGATACTGAATCTTCCAGATCAAAGGAATATTCTTGCTGGGTGCTGCAACTGGGACACGTAACTTTTGTGTTGTATTCGCTACCATATGCAGATATACGTGCTGAGACAATAATGGCATTTCTATCTCCAACTAATAAGTCTTGTGGATTTATTTTTTTATCCACAATGATACTTTTAATCACCCTATCGATTGCAACGCCTTTTTTGAGTAAGCTTCGAGAAGTAAGCATATCTTCTTCTTTTGCAGTCATGTGTTTAATTTCAATTGTATCTTTATTGCATAAAGGATGACCGTCGTGGTAGAATACACCTTTTGATGGTAAGTCAACAAATTCTGTTGGCACCACAAAACCAAAATCATTGGAATTTGTTTCATTTTGCATGTTTTGTTGCGGCGGCGAGGCGTCTTGTTCAGTTGCGCCTCCTCCGCCAATGCGGTTACTATTTCTAGACAATATACACCTCTTTTTTTCTAGATATTATATTATAACATATATTATTTTATTGTAGACTAAATTTTAGCCGTCGAAGAACTCGGTCCCTTGATTACCGGCGGTAGCCATCGAACCCTTACTCTGGAATACTTCAACACGCGCCCAATCATAAGCGATATCCATGCTAATTTCCGTGAGTGCCTCGCCGCCCTCATACTGAAGTTGACCAAAATCAACCTTAGTTATAAATGAGTTCCAAAGTGTCCATTTTTCAATTTCATTACCATCGCCGTCAAGCTGTGCAATATAGACAGTCCCCAAAGCACCTGCTGAGCGAGACTTAGACATAGAGCCCAAATCATCTGGGGTAGAGGGAGGAGTATAGCCTGACTGTGTCACGATGTCAGACAACGTTGCAGACATATCAGGATCACGCGGATCGACGAGTGTCATAGCAACTGGGCTCCAAGTAACACCACCGGGGTAGTAAAATTTGTGGTTAAGGTAGGTGTGTTCACCAGTTGAAATTTCGAAGGATGGCTTGCTTACTGTTTTAGCGTACCACACCAGTGATCCTCCGGTATCGGCATTGATACCTGTAATTTCAACTTTAAATCTAAACTGTCTCTTGGGATCTTTAAGATCTCCAGAGCGAAAATCATCTGACCAGAATGGCATTTTTTGGGTTCTCCTTGTATATTTTTAATTAGTATCTAAGTTTTTTTTAGTCGTCAAAAGACGCTCCAGTTGAAGCAACAACGAAATCAATTGCAATGAACTCAATTGCACGTGCTGGTTTAACCATGATCTTCGCATAAAGAATATTCTGATCAACGAGATCGGGTGTGGTAGTTGACTCATCAAGAATTAACTTGTAGTCGGAAATACCGAAGTTTGTTTTAACGTTGGCCAAGAATGGCTCAACAAGACCCTTGAATCTATTCCAAGTTCTTGGGACATTTTGTTCAAAGAGAATTGTAGACGAGATAATTGAAATCTGCTTCTTCAAGAAAATTACCAATCTACGAACGTTAATTCTATCAAGTGCGCTTTGACGCTCTTGCAATGTTTTCTGTCCGAATACTACAATTCCAGTTGATGGGAATGAAGCAATTGGGTTAACATTTGCATCATATAGAGTATCTCTTTCTTTGGAGGTCAACTTAGTTGTAATGCCTGTCACTGGAATCCCTGCAGCGCCTTCTGAGAGGCCGCCACGGTTGAATCCTGCTGGGGCAAACCATAAGTGCGATTTGCGCTCAGATGAGGCGAGAACGCCCATCATAGCCACAGAAGGCGGAACCCATACAAGTTGACCATTTTGTTCTTCACGTGTCTGCACCCATGGATAGAAAGTAGCCGCGTATGAGGAATCAATATCGCGATTCTTAATCTTGGTTGCAATTTGTTGTGGAGTATTTGGAATACGAGCAGACTTGGTTGCATAGTATTCCTCGTGAGCGGGAATATAAGCTTCATCAATATCTAATAGGGTCATGGCATCGCCACGATCTTCACATATATCCACGATTCTGTTAGTTAGACCTTCGTTAGTTAAGCCGGGCATTACCAACATGTTCATGTCAACAAATTCTGGATCTGCGGTTGAATCAATGGCTCTCAAGATTGAATAATAAGCGTAGCTGTTGATCTCATTGGCGGACGTACCCATACCTTTGTTATAGAATGGATCTGGCTTTGTAATATCAACTCCGTCGAAACCACCCCAGAATGGAGCTGTGAATGAATCGAAGCCTGCATCAAGTAGTGCTTGATATCCGCTTAGCGCTGTTTTTGATCTTCCGGTGCACCTAGAGCCAGAATCATAGAAAGCAGTCGTATCACCAGTATTGGTTACAATATCATCAAGAGTGAAGACGTATGAGAATGAATCGATACCAGCAATTGTTGAGCCAACAGGATCATCTCCAATTGAGTTGTTTAAAAGCCTGTTTACAAATACAGTGCTCTTGTCAAATCGATTACTGTTCGCTGTTCTTGTAGTTTGAATTCCAAAGAAACAATCATCTGGATTAGATATGCCGCCGTCAGATGACGAATGGCGAAGTCTAATGTCAGGATATCTAAGAGATGCAGAAACTGATGCAAGATCATCAATTATATTACTGCAGGAAATAAACGATACAAATTGAACCGGCCGGGTTGGTTTGTATGTACCAGCGTTGTAGAAGTAGCCGTTTGAGGCAGTTTGAGTTGTATCAGCCAGTGGGGTTCCGGCGATTGCAACTGTGACATCAGAAAACTTAGGAGGACCAAAGTATCCGAAAGGAAGGAGAAGAGGATCAGTAGCGCCGGCTTCAACTTCAGAATTCATTTCCATATATACAAACTTAGATTGATTTGGGTATTCTCCATACAACTTAAGTCTTCTTTCAGACTGATCGAATTCTAAGAACTGATCACCAATCTTGCGCGCGACATAGTTAGGAGACGATGGGTCAAGTGTGCAATTATCAAATCTCTCAACAACTTGAACTGCACCGTCAACATCACTAAGCATACGAATTATGACTGAGAAGCTTCCATATTCAGAAATACTACTATTTGAGCTGTTAATATTTGAAATCGATACTTTTAAGTTCCTATTGATATATTCTCCATGGCCGCGGCCTTTGATTCTAAAAAGTTTTGTAGCGTTCGTAGCTTGATAGGATTCTGAATCATTCAAGTCTTGACCAATAAACCAGCCAGCTTTGGCTTCAACCGAGTTTGCGCCTTTCATATTTGCAAGCGTATTGGTCGCAGGGCCTGAACTACTAAGTGCAATGTTAGCAATCCAGCCAACAAGTCTTTCTCCAGACAGAGTGCCATCGAGAGTGTCGCGTGTCTCTTGCTCAAAAGTCTCACCAAGCCAGTAGTTCTTGAGCAAACTAGTAGGATAAAAATCGCCACCAGAACTGCTAATTAATTGAGGATTAGTGTTAAACACTTTTCTCGCGTATCTTCTATCATCCTGATCCAAGCTAAAGTTAACAACTTCACTTGTTTGTTCAGAACCGCTGACAAATCTTGCTTTAAAAACTCCGTTTTCATCAGATAAGATAGCTGTTCCTACGGAGGATGTTGCACCTACTAAGGTGTCCCCACCATAAAGCGCGCCGGACAATTCTACCCTTCCATCATTTAAATACCAAACTGCAGCTAAGGAAGCTACCGCTCTTGTGTTTGCCTCGTGTGCAGTATTTAAAGAGGAAGACTTAACAACAAACAACCCAAATGCTCCACCACCTTCACCTTGACCGGCGCGGGTTGCAGTTTGCCAGCCAGCTTGTGCGGCGGGTGTTCCTGCATTGTTAGGGTGCTGATGCCCCAATAAGCGCACATAAGTAAGGGGAGCGACATTTGGACGCAAGAATGCTTTTGCGGCATACAAACCGTACATAGGTGATTGGAAGTTACCATCGCGATAAACATCACCGCCGCCGCTACCGGGCACAGTTTCTCCGAAGTTTTCTACAAACTCAGAATATGATTGTACTCTTAAGGGTTGCATGGCTAAACCACGGGTTGCCCTACCGATAACTGCTGGACCAATTGTATCTGCCGTTCTGGGCACAAAAGAGTTATCAATTTCATTAATGAAAACTCCCGGCGATACAAATTTAAATTTCTTGACTGACATAGTGTTGCGTTCCTTCTTTAGAATGAAATTGTCATTATGACGGGTATATCATTAGTTAAATAGTATTTCTATCTTCAAAAGGAGGAAGAGAAACGACAAAATAACGTTCAGTTCCTGATTTAATCTTCAAAAAAGCTTGGTTCACCCGGAAGTGGCTCTCTCTCTTGTGGAAACATAACCTCAACAAAATTTTCTTCCATCTTAACAAGTTCTCGATCATCGTTTTCACCTTCGCCAATTAAATAACCCAGAACACGTATTGTAATATCAGTCTGGAACATCCGCACTTCTTCATTGAGGGTAGCAACATTATTGCTGTGTGAGAAGTTTTGATCTATAAAGGCTTCATAAATGTGACCATTTCTTCTTAATAAAAATGAATTTATTTGTCCTGTTCTGGCTATAAATGGTTGCATTAATGAATTCATCTGTTGTTGGTATTCAGTTCTAATTGTTATCTTATATTCTAAATTAACATACACAGGAATAGGAATGGATAATGTTTGAATCACAACCTTATGATTTACTCTTGGGTAATATCTTTGATTTACACCATTTGATTTATTGCGAGTACCAGAAGCAACTGCAAAGTTTCTAGTTTTATCTTGTTTTACTCTCTTGGCGATAATCATCCTGCCGGAACGACCATCACCATCATTAGAAAAAAGATGTGCCTGAAATGATCCTTTCATCGCTGGATCTTTAACTATGCCGGTCCTTTCTATACTCACAACAGGCAAAATAATTGAACCTTCTTCATCTCTAAGCGACTTATCATCTTTAACTTGAAATGCTCTTTCTGGCACTTGCCAAAAAACAGGAACTTTGGTATATCCTGCATTGGTTTTTGCGCTGAGTGTTAAATCTTCTTTTAGCCATGAGACAATGGAATAATCAATGCTTTCAATTGATGAACCAAGCATTCCTATTTCTTGTAGTGTAAATCGCTCACGTGATGGTGGCAATTGTGCAAAATTAAAATCATCAGGTAGCATCGAATAGTCCTCTTCTAGCGCGCTTGCAAGTGGCCATGGTTTCAAAAGAATGTTCAACCTGACCAAATAATTTACGTGGGGTTGATAGTTTAACTATCTCATAATATAAATCTCCGTACAAAACAAAATCGCCCTGTCTAGCAAATAAATCTTGATCTTCGGTTAATCTTCTTTTGTGAAAGTATACATTAATCATAGCATTGGCATCGACACCAACGCCTTCAAGATAGGAAGTTGTCTCTTCTTCAACATTTACAAGTGCATAGATTCTTATTGGAGAAAGAAATGTCTTCTCTATTGCTTCGCCATACATATCATGAAAATCTGTTCTTTCTGTATCTATTGGGTAATATAAAATTTGTTGACCAATTACTTTTTCAATAAGTTCATCATTAACTTGTTTAACAAGGTCTCTTTCTTTCTTACCTAAAAAAAGTGGTGGTGGTGGCTGTTCCGGTCTGTTCCATTCATCTGCCATTTAAATTACCCCACAAAAATTGGTAATGGAGATGCCTTAAATACTTTTTCGGAAGCTTCGACTGATTCAGCATCATATTTAACCAGTTCTTTGTATTCAACTTCTTTAAGCATTTCCATTAATTTATCCTTAAGCTGTTGTTGTTCATCCTTGGCTTGAGATAAAAGTTCACTATGATTTAATGTCACGCTTTCTCCGGGGATAGGAATTGTTGTAAATTTACCCCTAATTTGACCAAGCATTTCTTTACACACAGCCAATGCATATTTTCTAATCCATTGTTTTCCAATTGAATTAATGTTTTCATAAGGTATATTACCAAATGGTAAAGTGTTAATATTGTTTACACCCTCTACTCCATCATCATACCCGGAGTTCGACTCAAACACTTCTTGATCATCTATTTGAAATCTAAACCATAATGTTTTAGTAGTGTCAAACCCATAATTACCGGGTCGAGGATATATTCTTAATCTGTTATCGATAATTTCATATGAAAAATGAGAAGTTCTAGTGTAGATAGAATCTTCATACATTATGGCTTGCATTTTATTTTGCCAAGTTGGAATAATTTCGAAAGTTGAATCATCTGCAAATTGGCCATATGTAGAGTAATTTCCAATTACATTTATACCACCATAATAACCAAAGAACCTCCACATAGCTCTTGGAGTCTTGAAGAAAACTTTGTTAACAATGATTCTTTTATTTTCTATTTTTCCTGCAAACGGAACCGCATTTCCGTCGTCATCAACACCATTTGTCGATTGAGTCTCTAAAATTTGTTGCAAATCATAGTCTTGTTGCCCATCGACTGCATTAAATGAAGCGGAATATTGCCTAATTGAGCCTCCAAAACCAGCCATACTAGACATTGCGTCTCCAATTCTACGCTCTTGTTGAGCTTGAAATCTCGGATATCTAACGCTAGCACTAACAGGGCCAGACATTCTATTACCATGATGATCAAAAGTTCCCGTCACGTTTCCAAGAGCATTAGATATACTATTTTTACTTTGATGTAAATTAACGATGTAAGAATATTCAAGAACTGCTTCTTCATATGCAGCATAAACGTTATCAGTCGTTAACTCAATGTCAACGACATCACCGCCCAATTTTTTAAATGTATAAGCAACTTGATCGGATGCACCACTTAAAAATTCAATTGAGCCTGTATAAATCCCAAATGGCACCGCTGATGAAACATCGTCAGTCGATCCTGTAGACGTTAAAACAATAGCACTTTGTTGTGATTTAGGGCTAAGGTTGGTAGGCATTAGTTAAACTCCTCAAATTAATTAGTAAAGAGGCAATCAATGACCACCTTTAAAATATATAAGTTTTATACTATTAAACTTTTATTTCTTTTGAGTAGTCTTTTTGCGTGCTTTTTTCACAGGTGCCTTTCTAGTTTTAGCAGCAGGTGCCTTCTTCTCAACAACCTCTTCGACAGCAGGCTCAAGCTCTACAACTTCTGGTTGAGCTTCTGCTTCTACAGCAGCGCGTCGAGCAGCATCTCTCCTTCTAAACATTAATCTTTTACGGGGGTGCATAATAATTTCTCCTTTCATATAAATAGTTTATAAAAATAAAAACCCCCAATCCAAAAGGGTAGGGGGAAAGTATGAAAACTTATTTTAGTCTATGCTGGAGCAGCACTTCCGTAATATTCAATAGTTACGAGAACAGAACCAGCAGTTAGTGCTGATGTGCCATTTCCGGTACCATCATTACATAGAGCAATCGAAGTTCTTCCTCCGACAGAAATTGCTGACGCGCCGCGGGCCTGAGTCGCGTTCTCGGTAGCACCCGATCCGCAAACAAGCTTACCGGAGGCGGCTGCGGTACCAATAAGCTCAATTCCACTGGAGACCACGGTGCCGCGGTCTGTGTCGCTAGTTCCTGTAATCTGCAGGTTAAGGTCAAACGTAGCCACACTAGCTAATCCTGTAACAGTCATTGCTGCTGAAACAATCTGAGAATTAGCTGGAAGTGCTTTACTTAAGTAAACAACAATACCGTTATCTGTGGCACTAGATGTACCAACTAAGCTAACTTCCTCTTGATAAATATGATATCCTACTGCTTCAGATTTTTTTCGGACAGCAAAATGTCCAGATTCACCTGTACCGCCCTGTTCGGCTGAGGCATTACCAGCGCCGCCAACAATAAAATCTTTAAGCAAAGAGCCGTTTAATTTTAATTCTCTTTTTAAATTTTCCATTAAGACTTCCATTCTTGCAAGTCCTATTCTTTTACTTCCCATAGTTTAAAACCCTCCATTTATAATCATGTCAAAAACATAATAGGAAAGACCACAACAGTAGTCTTGCCTGTAAATAGTTTTGACATACAGGAAAGCCCCCGTTAAAAACGAGGGCTTTGCACTGTAGTTTCGCTATTTTAGGTTTAGCTAGTTGCGCCAGCTTCACCAATAAGTCCGCGACAGATAACCAATCCATATAAATCAGGACGGACCATCTTCTTAGCGTAGCGAGTCATGACACCCTTACGCGGCACGAAGTCTTCAGGTCCGAAGATCGTAGGAGTAGTTTGAAGTGGGACGTATGGAGCATACACATATCCGCTTTCAAGGAAAGAGGTTCCGCGGCGACCAACAAGGATCACATTGCGGAGGAAGTATGGATCAACATATACGTCGAACTTCTTACTGATTGCACCAACTCTTACGGCACCAGCGGAGCCGCGCTCATCGTCAGCAGTGACAGAAGCACGGAACCCAGAGGTGAACTCAAGGATATTGGCAACTTCTGGCGAACATACCAAGAAGTTTGCGCCGCCGCGAAGAGTCTTACGGTGAATACGAGCAGAAACATCATTGATTGTTTCAATGAGGGTTTCATACCACTCGGAAACTGTACCGGTGAAGTCAGGAGCAGCAGAAGATGCGCCGATTTCTTGACCAGTTTCACGGTTCACAAAAAGACCGGGAGAACGCGACCAGTAGAGAGTGCCAGCGGTAGCACCGACAACGAGATCTTCAAGGATTTCGCGGTCAATCTCAAGAGCAATTTGCTCAGAGAGAATGCTAGTCAACTCAACTTCAGCATCAAGGTTGTGGTATGCGTTGAGATCTTGCCCCAACTCAGGTGTCCACTTAGCCTTAAGCTTCTTGGTCATCGCGGTGACAGCAATGCTATCAACCTTGATGTTGATTTCTGGGATATCAACTTGATTTTCAAGACCCCAAGTTGCGTCTCCAACAACAGAACCAAGCGCGGTGCTAGCTTGGAAGTCATCGTCAATTTGGAAACTAACTTGGTGCTTATGGTTACCAGTTACAGCAGCCAAGAGCGAGTTAGCACCACCAACGTCGAATGCAACGGAGCCAGACTTTTGAGCGTATACAAGCGTAATCTTGTATTGTGCAGTGCTAGGATCATTCGAAACAGAACCAGACGAAAGTCTGGAAAGACGACGAATAATCTTTGCGTTGTTTCTAACAACCGTAGTGGTAGCAGTAGTGTCCAAGAGAGCAAGGGTTGTTAAATCTTGCACGTTAAGTTGTTCAAGATGCGCCGAACCGGTTTGCTCAACAACACAGACCATCGAACCAGAGAGGTCGGGGTCATAGCTGCAAAGAGAATCAAGCACAGCTTGATCTGCAGCGGAAAGTCCGTCAGTACCACCAGTTGCGGCACCACCGTTTCCAACACAACCAGAAGCTACAAGAACAAACGAGGTACCTGCTAATTGAGCGGAACCAGTTGGCGATGCATATCCGTTGTTAAGTCCATAAGGACCAGCTTCAGCGTTGTCTCCAGACAAGCTGATACCACCAGTAAGTTGCGAACCAACAACGCCACCGCCGTAGAACGACGAATCAGCAGCGTAACCGGGCTTCGCTGGGGAAGGGCGGTTTCCATCAACAGTAAAGTCGAGGAAGAAAATGAGACCCGATGGGAGACTCATAGGTTGAACGGCGACGAGATCGTTGGCAATCAAGCCAGCGAAAACACGACGAACAATAGGGAAAGCTACAGCAGCGAATCCTTCGACATCGCCACCAGCCATGGAAGAACTTTCACGAAGTAATTCCTTTGCTTGGTTTTCAAGCAATCGTGCCATGTTCTTGCGGGAAACTTCTGTTTCAAGTCCCTCAAGAAGACCGGTGCGTTCCCACTTGGAAAGCAGGGCATGGCCTTCGGCACGCATATCACGATTGACAACTCCTTCGGTCAATCTTTCGATAATGCTAGACATAATTTATCACCTCCTTTTATATATGATTTATTTTATTCCAGCTAGTCTTCTCATACGATCCGAGAACGGATCCTGAGAAGTTGCTTTGGTCTCTTTACGAGACGCGGTTAATACAGAAGATCTATTACTTATTGCTTCGCTAAGTGATTGTGGGCTTCGCTTAGGCTTAGCCTCCACTGTGCTTTGAAGCGTTTCATAGATTGTTTTAGCTTCTGCGACAGAACCAGCACCGGAAATTGCTTCGACAATTTTATCTTTTTGTCGCTCATTTAAGGAGGAATTTCTTAATACACGGTTCGTATAAAGTAGTCTTGCATTGGAAAGATTAACCTCATAGAGATTTTCTTTGAGTTGTTCCATAGCAGACTCATATTTTGCCAACTCTTCTTTTAGGCTCTCATTATTTTCGAGTGCCTTTTCAAGTGTTTCGTTGGACTCATTAAGTTCTTCTTGCTCTTCTTCAAGTGTTGCTTCTTCTTCACTATCGGTTGAGGCTTCATGGGCGAGTTCTCTTTCTTTCTCGTCCATAATTTGTGATGTGGGGCGACCAGCCCAGCCAGATAAGTCAAAACCCATATCGGCACTAAGTTTTTCCATGACGGAATCAAACAAAGAGCCCATATCGATATCTTCAGTTTCTGTTAATTCTTGTCGTTTCTCTTTTGACACTGGTTTTTCTTCGGGCTCAAGCTCAGGTTCGGGCTTGGCGTCTTTGGCTTCTTCCACTTCTTCAGTGGTAGACTCATTCTTTTTATTATGTTTGCGAGTTGCTTTGCGAGCATCTTCTTCAGACTCTCCTGAAGCAATCCGTCTAGCCATCATAATGTCAGCAAAGTCTTTATCACCGTCACCATCTTTATCTTTCTCTTCTTCTTCAATTGTCAAATCGATTTCTTCATCAAGTTCGCTCGAAAGTGCCTCAATAGCTTCTTGAAGGGCACCCAAGTCAAGAGTCACCTCAACATCCTCTCCCTCAGATTGTAAAGAGTCAAGATTGGCTCCTTCATTCTCACCTAATCCATCAGTTGCTGCGAGTGGGACATCATCGCTTTGGTCTTCTACTACATCGCCGGCAGGGGCTTGAGTTGCCTCTTCCGGTGGTTGAGTGTCCATGCCTAAATCTTCTTCTTGCTCTAATAGGTTTTCTAGAGTTCTTTTAACCTCATCGGCATACTTTTCGATTACAACTGATTCAGCATTTTTTAATGCTGATTCGCGAAGTGCTTTTGCATCCACGATGGATTCGTTAAGAAGATTAGACATGAATTTACTCCTAAATTGACAATAATTCAGAAATAAATAGTATTATTACAGACGGAAAGCCATTTTAAT